TCGTCTTTCAACCCTTGTTTAATATCTCTGGTATAGTCTATTGCCTCTTCTAGTTTCGTTACTACAAGAGCGTTGTCTGCTTTGATTGCTTGTATATCGATGTTCTCAACAATCTCTTTCATGTCCATATAGTCTTTGTAGAACTCAAAGCCAGCCCATAGACCACCTGCAAGAGTAGATAGAACTGTAAAGAGGACCATCATCTTGCCCCCTTTCAACTTCATACCAGCAATTTCTACTTCTGCCATTATTCTCTCCTAATCCTCAAACTGCAATGCTTTCAGTTGGTTGAGTTCCCTCTCAAGTTTGAGTATTTCTAATCGTTTCTTTGATAGTTCTAGTTGATAAAGAGTATTACAGTTGACTCTTGACTTTGGTCTTGCGCCAAGTGGTATCACAATTCTTGCATACACACCAACGTCTGGCGAACTGTCATCAAATTGTGGATCACCTCTTTGAATGCCTGTAACACCAAACTCAAGGTTTGTTGCAGAGCCAATAGAGTTTTGACAATCTAAATCACCAGCACGAAATCTATCACTTCCAAAGTTGCTTGGCGCACTTGGTATACTCAAGTTTAAAGATTGACTATATGCATTAAAGCTGAATAGCAATGCGAACAATGCTATAAAGTATTTCATCGTTTCACTTTAGAGCATATTCGTGACGATACGAATGTTCCTGCTCCCTTATACAACTTAGATTTTGTACAAACATATACGACTTTATCAACAACTTCTTTTTGAAAATATACCTTAATCGTTTTTCTTTTCGTATAAGGAAGTTTGAATAGTCGTTGAAATGATGCAAATGGAAGTTTATTCCACTCGCTATCGAACACAGATATCTGATAGTAATCAACATCACTTCTTCTGTTGTACATCTTAATCTCTGTAGCATATACATCAGTCACTTCAGATTGTTCAATCTTCAAGTATGCCGGTGTCATTTCATGGGCAGCAGCGCTAAAAGAAAACAATAACGCTGCTGCTAAAATTACAATTCTCATAATGTCCTACCTTATTTTGCAATGCACTCCGCATTTACAAGTGTTGTATATGTACCAGCAGGGAAAGCCTTACTGTTACCGTAGTCTACCTGTGAAGAGATTTTGAACTTAGTTGTACCAGCAACCGTCAAATCATATTCGTGAGTGTTGTTGAATGTTATTTTGTTAGTGTCATAGTCCGCCATTCCAGTATCAGATACACTATGAACTTCAACATTCCCTGTGAATGCTAGAGTATCTGTTAGGCTTGGTGAACTTGAAAATTCACTTGGAAATGTTATTTTTCCTTTGAACGCATCAGCAAGTGCTACGTCATAACGAATGATTGGTTGAACGCCACCATCTGCCGCAGTAGTAGAAAGTCTGCTTGCGAGTGGTGTGCCATATACACCTTGTGTTTCAGTAAAGATTACACACTTAGACTCTACTGTTCCTGTGATTGGTGCATTTTCGTTTGCGAGTGTTTGACTTGCAAATACTGCTCCAACGATTGCTAAAAAATAACCTATTGTTCTCTTAGCCATATTTTTATCTCCTATTTGTCGTACTGTGACCTAATGATTGTTTCAAACTTTTGGTCTTTAGCGAGGCTTCTCATTGCCCTTCTGTTATCAGGTAATGTACCATCTTTTAACTCAATAGTTTCTTCATAGGTGCCACCTTGTATATCAGCAGCGTAATACGAATCAAATTTAGGAACAAGAGACATTTGATCAAACAGTGCAGAAAGTTGCGCCGCATTGACTAGTAATGGATTGTTCTCTTGTGCTAATTGTCTTCTCTTTTCCTTGTCTTCTAAACTATTCTCTTCATCATCTTTACGTTCATCATCTTCATCATCTACGTCTACTTTGTCTGCAAGAGCATCCTGCACTTCATCTGAATCAAACGGATTTACAATCACAGGCAATTCTGGTGGCTCATCTTGTGGGCATAACGGGTTCGTCAGTGGATCAAGACAGTCGTCAAAAATATAACTGTAGCGAACGTTAGCATCTGATACTGTTCCTTCTCCAGTTGTAGTCAGACTTCCATCACCCCATATCTCCCTTGGTAAATTTGCAACGGGTATATTCTTATCAATCGTGTTACCGTCTAATCCAGACCAAACATCTGTGCTTTCAAAGATGTTTTCACCGCCACCAACTCTTTCGTTTTGAATCGTTACTGTAAAGTCGTCTTCCCTAACCTTTGTTACTGTATAGTTATAATGTACTTGATTTACGATAAGACCCGTTTCAGGTGGTAATATCGTTTGCATGTCCCATACTGTTTGACCGTCTGCTGCATTTCCAGACGTAGCAGTTTTTGTCTCAGAGTAGGCTGAGAATGGCAAGCAAGCCGAGAACAATGCCGCCACCAATAAGGGTAATCGTGCTATCATCTTCCATTACACTCCTAACTGTATTCTCTTCTTTTGGCTGCAACGCCTCATCGTCTTGCCATGCTGCTTTAGCTTCAACACCAATCTTACCATCATATGGACAAGGTGTTCCGGCGTGCATCATAGCATCAAACACTCGTTTATCTTGACACATCACAGATACAGCAGCAACTTTCATTCCCATATCATATAGCGTTTTAGCATTCTTCAGTTTCTCGCAGTTCATATCTCGTACAGTCTTACCAGCAGACAGACCTAGAATCTGTGTCTGAACAGCGCCAGAAACACCAATCGTACACAAATCAGAATTTGAGGTATTGATATTGGGAGAAATAGCAGACGGCGGAGGAGATTTAACCGTAGTCTCAGAATCAATCTTACTCGTGTTATCCGTCGTTATCTTATCTTCTGTTTGTGCATGTGCGACCGAGGACGCAAAAATCAAAGCAAACAAAGCAATGATAAATCTATTCATCTCATCAATCCTAATATAATTTAATCGTATTTCATGTTCTTATTTATACAAAAAGACTTTACAAACGACCTCGAATAGTATATACTCTATAAGAATGATAATAGGAGACTAAGATGAAATGGATACTAATCAGCGCATTATTAAGTGGAGGTACTATCACATACCCAGATGAAATAACTTGTAGAAAAGCTGTCGTCGAAATAATCAAATCAACCCCAAATGGAGCCTTGTGTATTCCTGCTGGTATTGATGAAAGCGAAGAGGCTATGATGAAATTTTCAAAACTACTTGACGCATTGACAAAAGGCTTGGGAGATAATACTTGGAAAAAACAGTAAAAGAACTTGCTACCGAAGCGATTGACGAGGCTCGTATTCTAGAGAGTGGTCGGGAAGAGTTTAGTGAGACTCGTATGCTAGAAACTGCTGAACTTCTCTCTGGTGTGCCATACTTCATGGTCAAGGATGTATATGAAAGGATTAACCGATGAAGAAAACATATCGGGTCGAACAAGCGAAGTATAATCTCAAATGGCATAAAGATGCTGAGATGTTGAAGAAATATAATCTAAACTGGGTACAAACGCTCAGGACAATGGTATGGGCTAAACCAGAAGTCTTTCACACGTTCATCTATAAGAACGATAATCTAGTTGCACTACACACTCGTAAGAGTTTTCACGAAGCAGAGGCTCTGGGTAAGAAAGTATGTTCGTATAAATAGACGAAAGAGAGATTGTAAGGACTCACCTATGCTTGGATTAAAACAATATATTGCAGAACAACAAAATTTAGAAGATTTGCAAGCATCTATTGAAGAAATGGGTTACAAAAATATTAAAAAAATCTCTAGCAGGCGTTTGAAAATACTTGTACCTGCGAAAGATAGAATGTCTGCCGCAGAAAAAGTTGCTAATAAGTTAGGTGGTAAGATGGCAACAATTGGTTTAGATGCTGGTAAACCAATTGTCGATTTTGTTAATAATCTAAAATTGTATTTTAAACCTATTCCTGGTAGTGGAATTGGCGGAACAGCAAAAGAAGATGCTCAACTCACCTCTCTACAAAATCAAATACAAACAGAATTAACAAATGAAGATTTAATGGAGATACCAATTAAAATTGGCAGCTTATATTACAATGTAGCAGGTGCGGCAACAACACCCGGCACTCCTAAGTCTGATTTTCATCTTCTTAATCTGAAAGGCGAAGAGATTGTTTGGATTTCACATAAAGACGGCTCAACATCAAAACATTTTCAGCAATGGGGCGGAATGAGCAAAAGGTCTGAACCAAATATAGCAAATCATCCAGAATCGAAAAAATTTGTTGAAGATGTAAAGGCAAAATTTGGTGGCGTTATGCCACGAAAAACCACGGTGAGTAGAAAAATTGTAGACAGCAAATTAGCCAATATGTCAGTATATGGTAATAAATTTGGATCTTCTATGGGTAGACAAAATGTTACATTGTTGCTACAAGGTCCAATCAAATTGACTAAAAAGAAAGACTATTATGAATTAACTTCTAATCACACAGCAGTCAACGGCGAAATAATGACAGGCGGGTATGCACCAGTCTTTATGGCAATATATAAAGGTGACAGAAGTAATTATGGAATTAAAGGGGCACGTTTAGTTATTCAACCAGCAAACTCTAGGAAATCGAGTAAAATATAATGAAAAACTTTAACTCCTACCTCATAGAACAAAAGAATACTCATATGGAGCATATTGAGGACAACGTTCTCAATGGCGGCGTGAATGGCGCTCGTGAAGCGATTAACTTTCTACGCTCGCTTCGTGATATGCTCTCAGGTGATGCCAAGACTACAGTAGACGCTACAGTGAAATGGGACGGCGCTCCAGCCGTATTTGCAGGGATTGATCCAAATGATAACAAATTTTTCGTTGCCAAGAAGGGCATCTTTAACAAGAACCCAAAGGTATATAAGACAGAAGCTGATATTGATGCAGACACGTCTGGCGATTTGGCAGATAAACTTAAGGCTTCGTTACAAGAGTTTTCAAAATTGGGTATCACAGGTGTCGTTCAAGGTGACCTTCTCTTTACCAAAGGTGACACGAAAGACATTACCTATAATGGTGTCAAGCACATTACTTTTCATCCTAATACCATTGTTTACGCTGTACCAAAAGACACTCCATTGGGTCGTCAGATTGCACGAGCCAGGATCGGTGTCGTATGGCATACTACTTACACGGGTGACTCATTTGAAACAATGCGAGCAAGTTTTGCGAAGCCAATTGCACAAACTCTGACAGACACATCTAGAGTGTTCTCTACCGACGCCGTATATCGTGATGTTTCTGGTAAAGCTATGATGACAGAAAAAGAGACTGCTGCGATTACAGCAATCCTATCAGACGCAGGTAAGATTTTCAATAAGATTGACCGTGCTACACTCAATGGTATTTCAGACAACGACGAACTTCTTATGAGAACAAAAACATTCCTCAACACAAAAGTTCGTGCTGGTGAGAGAATGGGAAACACGACAAAACTAACGAAAGACCTTATGAAGTATCTCATGGATTACTTTGGAAAAGAAGAAGGCAAGCGTAAGACAGAGAAGGGTAAGTCTGGTGTCCGTGGTCGTCAAGCATCTGTTATGGAATACTTTGCAAAGACTGATAGTAAAAAAGTTAAACTGATTTTTGACCTGATGGATAAGATTGTGCAAGCAAAGGAAATCATCATCAAGAAGATGGACCAAGCAGCTACAATCAACACTCTACTCTCTACAAAAGATGGATACAAAGTTACGGGTCAAGAAGGTTTCGTTGCTGTAGATAGAATGAAAGGCAATGCTGTAAAGCTAGTTGATAGACTTCAGTTTAGCCACGCTAACTTCTCTGCTGACGTGCAGAAGGGTTGGCAGAAATGACAGCATGTCACATTGCATAAATAGTTCTATCAGATAAGCAAAAATGTACTATCTGATTATGACTCCTACACACTAAATAAAAGCAGGAAACGCCGAAAGGGTTTCTTGCTTTTTTAATATTGAAAACGTAGGAGTTTTAACCATGTCAGTAAAAACATATTTCAAAAAGAAAATGGATAACTGGGTAGTAGATCGTCAGATTAATGTTTGTAATCAAATGTTAGGTATGTATGCACTGGGTCCAACTCATCGTAAAGAGGTAGAACAGATTTATACTAGACTATTAGCAGAACGCAGAAGTCGATAAAATATCTCTCATAAAGAATTATAAATAGGGTTGATGCTTGACGTGTCAGCCCTATTTTTGTATGTGAGGATTGTTATGAAACCAAAGAAAGCGTATATATTAAAAATCGATACAGATATATCAAATGAGTATGCAAAGACTGCTGCTGATTCCTGTGATAAAATAGGAATGCCTTGGGAGTATTTTGAGGGTCTTCAACCAACCGAAGACAATGATAGCCCTTGGGAATACGTTCAAAAGCAAGGCGTTAAGTTTGACAATAAGAAGCCAAGCACAAAGGGTAAACCTGCTATGGCGACAGCAGGTCACTTTCTTCTGTGGCACAAGATACGTCAAGAGAATGATTGTGCGATTATTTTAGAGCATGATGCGGTTCTACTTCACAAAGTAGATATCGATATACCAGACAATGCACTTGTTTGTCTAGGATATAAAGTTAAAGACCCCGAAAACTATAATCACGAAAAGGTCGGACCTCCTTCAAGATTAGAAGAGAGGCGAAGACACGGTGGCGCTCACGCATACGCTCTTACTGCGACCACAGCAAACACATTGCTAGAGAACGTAAACAGTGGTAAGAGAATCAATCATATTGACAATCAGTTCTTTCTAACAGACAATAGCCGTGGTAATGTTAAGCTGTTTATCACAGACCCAATAGCAAGTCTTGGTTGGTTGAGACAATCAACTATCTGGGGCAAGTCAGCAGTTGATAATTATCAACCTATATTGGAGTCTTTCAAAGAGAACTACATATCAAAAGAAAATCTAGGAGAGAAAAAGGGTGGTGGTATTTAAATGAAACGATTGTTATTTCAAATCTATATTCCTATTCGTGGGCAAAGTAATCTGTATGATCTATGTACAGAGTCAGCAGCGAAGTATTGCGAGAAGTATGGTATCGACCATGTGATTATGAGAGAACCTAAACTTCGTATCAATCCAGAGATGGCTCGTACTGAGCGTAACAAGATTGGATTGATGAAAGAAGCAGGCTATCTACCAATCTTCGAGAAGGAGTGGGCATTCACATATCTAGATGATTATGACCAGATTGCTGTTATCGACTCAGACATTTACATTCGTGAATCAGCGCCAAACATCTTTGATGACTTGCCACCAGAGTATGATTGGGGTGGTGTGCTAGAAAGAGACCTACCACTCTCTCACAATCATCGAAGAAAGATTCGAGGATACTCTGGCGATATGTTCAAGAAAGCGCCATGCAATGATGTTGACTGGCAGTGGAACGAAGACGGTGCTGGGTTTATGAATATGGGTATGATGCTATTCAACAACTCGATTCGTAAGTATGTTCCTGAGTATAAAGAGCCTGAGAAGTTCATTCATCGACCACTGTTCAAAGACCTTGTAGATGGCATTGGTTTGTTTCGCTACTCGACAGACCAAGTGCTATTGAACTATTGGCTTCGTAAAGACGGTGCTAATGTCAAGCATATGGACTGGCGATGGAACGCTTTGTATCGTGGTGCTGAAGACAGCAAGATTCCAGAAGCACACTTCGTTCACTTCTTTCTCAAGGATCACTTAGGTGGTAAAGGCGAAGACATGAACGCTATCAAAGGAATCCTTGGGATATGAAGAAACTGTTTATTCACATACCAAAAAATGGTGGTATGACAATCAGGTGGCCAGCACTCAGTGGTCCTCTCAAACCATACGTTCAGATAGTTGACAGAACAAATCTAAAGTCAAGTCAATATATCGACAACGTAAAACGAAAGATGATTGAGACTGGTCATACAAGAGACCCAGGGCTTGAGCATGGTAGATGGAGAGATGTTCATCCTGATGTAACAAGTAAGATGACTGCATTTGCTATTGCTAGAAACCCGTGGGATAGAGTTGTGTCGAAGTATTGGTTCGCTTATAAGGGTAGATTTGTTGAAAAAAACTTATCAGAAGATTATGTAGATGTTTCATCGTTTGAAGCGTTTCTAGAAGAGAGACATAAATGGATTGATGTTGAGTATATGTGGCACAGAGCAATCAGACACTGGACGCCAGTCTACGACCATGTGTGTGATGAGAATGATGTTGTTAGATGTGATATCATAAGACTAGAGCATCTCAACGACGAAATCTGTAAGTATTTGGGCATAGAAGAAATGACTCGTGCCCGTAACGTCACTGATGTGAACAAGAAGACTTATCAAGAAATGTATACACCACAGACGATTCAAATTGTGGCAGACTTGTATCAAAAAGATATTGATTATTGGGGATACGATTTTGATAGCAGTGCAACTAAAAACTATTGGGCTTTGAGCAATGAAACTTAATGAAATCTTTAGAAAACACTCTTGTGACAAAGACAGGCATCATTACTATGAAGTATATGCTAAAGACTTTGAGCCACGAAGAAATGACCCAATCAATATCTTAGAAGTTGGTATTCATAAAGGAAGCAGTCACTCTTCGTGGGTAGATTACTTTCCAAATGCTCAAGTCTATGGTATTGATATCTTCACTTGGCCTGATGGCTCAACACGAATCACACCAGAGCAAATCTCCATACTGAAGCACGAAAGAGTTCATTGGCTGAAAGCGGACTCTACACTCCCCATCTATAGTGATATCAAATCTGCATGGGGTAATGTCAAATTTGATTTCATCATCGATGATGGTCTTCACACACCAGAAGCAAACACAAAGACGTTTGAAAATCTTATCGGCTTTCTAAAAGATGATGGCATCTTCTATGTAGAAGACGTTTGGCCACTTGATATCATGACAGAAAATGAGTGGTCACATCAGTGGATTAAAGATAGACCAGAGCGTTATAACTTAGAACTTTGGGACGGTTTTGCAAAAGCAATAAATCAATATAAGGTGACAAAGATTGATTTGAGGGGACCGTCTCGTATGCCAGATAGTTATATCGTAAAGATAGAAAAATGATATACATTGCACATCGTGGAAACATAGCCGGACCCAACCCAGAGTTTGAAAATAGCGTTGAGTATATTCAAAGTGCTTTAGCACAAGGATACGATTGTGAGATTGATGTGTGGTATGATCATGATCGTAAATGGGGATGGTTTCTTGGTCATGACTATCCACAATATCCCATTTATTCTCAGTTTCTAGCAACACCAAGGCTATGGATACATTGTAAAAACGACAAAGCATTGTATCAAATGTCAAAGCATGTTCACTCACAATTTCAATATTTTTGGCACCAAGAAGATGACTACACACTAACTTCTAGAAATAATATCTGGTGTCTACCCAATAAAGAAATATCATATAGAAATAGAAGCAGAGCAATTGTTGTAATGCCAGAAGTTCATAACCAAGACGTTAAAGGATATGGTGGCATCTGTTCAGACTATGTAGAGGCATATAAAAATGGATCAAATTAAACTACTAATACTTGATGTGGATGGTGTGCTAACAAAAGGCGTGAAGGTATATGATAAAGACCACACACCAGTATATAAAGAGTTCATGTGTAAGGACTTCACTGCAATCAAGAGGTTCATAGCAGCAGGGATAGATGTTGTGATGATATCAGGTGATGAGTGGAATCGTACAATGGCAGAGAAGCGAAACATTCCATTCTTCTGCACGAGAGACAACAACTTCAGCCTAGATAAGTCAAAGCATCTGGACACTTTTTCTGAAATGTATAATCTTGATAGAGGTCAAATGGCATTTGTCGGTGATGACTATTTTGACCTGTCGATGTTTGAAGTTTTAGATTGGTCGTTCTGTCCATCTGATGCTCCAAACACGATAAAAGAAGCAGCACACAGAGTACTACAGTCGAAGGGTGGCGAAGGTGTCATCGTTGAATTATACGATATTGCATCAGAAGAATGGATCATTGAAGCGTCTATGGAAGAGGTGTTAGAGTTAGATACGAAGGAACTAGCGAGTGCAGAAATGAAATGAATCTATACGATTTAGCGCTTTACGGGCATCTTACAGTAGACCATATCATTAAAGATTTCAAAGAGAGCATATCTTTGGGTGCAATCGCTAACTTCTGGATTGCGATTAAGAAGATTAATAATGTTCTTAAAGTAAAGTTGAATCCATGCGCTATAGGTGATGCAATCATTCTAGTAGATGAATGTATGAGTCAACGTGTTGGTAGAGGAAATCTAAACACAAGATGCGTAACTCCGGAAATAGTGAATTCACGCTGGCATCACATTATGTATCTCAATCAACTGAAAGATACGTCATTCATATCTGATATAAAGTCTGGTATCATATCAGCAGATACGACAGCGGGCAGTATGGTTATTCATGAGCAACTCAAGCATATAGATTATCTTTTCATATCAGACGAAGACATTGATTGTGATGTTGAAGAACTTGCATCGTTAGTAAAAGGTTGGGTTATTCTACATTACCCAGGCGGTAGCTATTCGTCAGATGGTAATAGAAACATCACAAAGACGAATGATGTAATCAAGAACATAAATATTTTGGGTGCTGGCGATACGTTTGCTGCTTGCTTTATTTCATCTATGTTGATGGAAGATAATATAGACAATGCATTAGATTATGCACACGAGAACACGATTAAGGTATTGACAGATGAAATATAACTTACTTTTACCAATCGCTGGCAATGGACAAAGGTTTGTTGATAAAGGGTACGAGTTACCAAAACCTCTTATCAAAACAAATGGTAAGACAATTATTGAAAGGTCGCTTGAGTCGGTCAAGTTAGACCAATGCAATATGATATTCGTTGTACGGCGAGATCACATTGATGATTTCAATATACAAGAAAAGCTATTAGAGAAATATCCAGACGCTAAGTTTGTTGTCGCAGAGACATTAACTGATGGTGCTTTGAGTACTTGTATGTTAGCAAAAGATTATATCAATACTGATGAACCACTTATCATCTTTACGCCAGATTGTTATTTTGAACCACAAATAGTACCTGAAGATATTGATGAGAAATATCAAGGAATGGTATGTGTGTTCAACTCTACAAGCCCAGCACATAGCTATGTAAAGTTAGATAAAGCTGGGTTTGTAACTGAGACTGCTGAAAAAGAAGTTATCAGTGATATGGCTATTGGTGGTTTATACTATTTCAGTGTGGGTAGAATGTTCGTTCATTGTGCTGAGTATATGATAAGTAATAATATGAGAACCAAAGGAGAGTTTTACATCGCACCAACATTCAACCTGTTAATAATGGAGGGACTGAAAGTTGGTGTAGATGTTAATACAAAGCATGAAATTCTGGGCACACCAGAAGATTTGGAGCAAGTGAATGAGAGATAAGCAGCTACGAAAAAGACTGTTGAAACTACTATATGACCATCAAGAAGAGCATGTAGGTAGTTGCTTTTCGTGTATTGATATCATCGATGATATACACAGTCGTATGAAAAAAGATGATATATTTGTTCTATCAAACGGTCATGCTGCGTATGCATTGTATTGTATTCTAGAAAAATATCATGGTATTGATGCTGATGCTCTTGTGAAAAAGCATCTGGGTCATCCAAATCTAGATGTTGAAAACAAAATCTACTGCTCAACGGGTAGTCTCGGACAAGGGATAACGATTGCAGTTGGTGCAGCAATCGCAAGCCCACACAAAAACGTCTATGTCACTATAACAGATGGTGAGTGTGCAGAAGGTTCTGTTTGGGAAGCATTGAGACTTATACACGAACGAAATCTACAAAATATAGAGGTTCATGTCAATGCTAATGGCTATGCCTGCTATGACCCGGTTGATGTAAATTATCTAGAGAGAAGATGTAGAGCGTTCTTGCCCAATATATGTTTTCACAGAACGAAGGTAAATGAACTGTCGTTTCTAGCTGGTATCGATGCTCATTATATGAAGATGAGTGAAGAACAATATCTTAAAGGATTGAAAGAGATAGACAATGAGCGTTCGTAAAAAATTCACAGAACTGCTATATCACGAAATGGCTATCAACGAGAACATCGTGATTGTTGCTGGTGACCTTGGATGGAAACAATTCGACCAGCACAGACTGACATACCCAGACAGATTTATTAATGTGGGTGCTGCTGAACAACTGATGGTTGGCGCAGCAGTTGGTATGGCACTTGAGAAGAAAATTCCTATTGTATATTCTATGACGCCCTTTACAATCTACAGACCATTCGAGTTTATACGAAATCAATTAGATGTTGATAAGATTCCTGTCAAGTTATTTGGTGCAGGTAGAGACTACGATTATGACTGGTTAGGACCGTCACATTGGGCACACGATGACAAAGAGCATATGAGCGGATTCAAAAACATAAAGAAATTATGGCCCATAGATGCTGATGATATGGAATCAAAGTTTAAAGAGATATTGTATGATGATGCTCCATATTATGTGAACTTATCACGATGAAGATAGCAATTGGAATATCTGGACTGTATAGAAATAATGTTGGTGGCAATGGTGTAAGACGCCGACCAGTTAGCGTGTCTTCTAATTTATTGGAAATGAAAAATAAATTCAAAGCAGATATGTATTATCACACATGGGATACTGAACTTAACAAAATTCCATTAGAGTATCGCAGTGGTAACTTTTTCACTACACCAGAACCAATTATGGAATATCATCCTATATTTGACCCAAAGCCAACTAGAAGTCCAAAGCATCATTGGTATAGAAGAACTAAAACCGATGGTGATAAAACGCTTCACGGCAACAAGCAAATAATTGGTTACAGCAATCTCTTCGATAAGATACCAAATGATTATGACCTCTACATCAGAACAAGATGGGACTGCTCAATCAATCCAAATTTTGACTTTGAGTCATGGTATGATGTTGCACTCAATGAAGGTCCAGTTGGTTTCATGATTAGAACCAGTGGTCTAAACAAATATGATTTTCGCAATACAAAAGGTCATATGGTACCCAAAACAGAAGATATAAATCAACATACAGACTGGTTTGAACAACTCGCAGATAATTTAATCATACATACTAGAGAGCAATTAGATACGAGTCTGGTATATGATTTGCACGAGCAACGTCAACTGTTAGGTGCTGAATGGGGATGGTGGCAAGTAATGAGTAAACCATATGGCGGAACTATACACACAAGCGTTTATGGAGGAGTGAATTTAGAAAGATGAAATGCTTTGCAATCGTAATGAAAGACCATGCCCTATCTGAGGGTGGATACAAAACTCTCGTTGAGTCATCAGAAAATGTTGGAAATGACTTTACAATCGAAAGGTTTGATGCTATCGTAGCAGATAATGTCGATGAGCATATGGAGAAAGAAGGCTTGAAGTGGACTTGGCCAGACAGTGGTCGTGTATACAATGAGAAACTCAAGATGAAGTTTCATTATTATGGAGGACCACCAAAGCGTCGTTATGCCTGTGCTATGAGCCACTACTATCTGTGGAAGAAGTGTGTAGAAGAGAGCGAACCAATTCTAATTCTAGAACACGATGCTAAGTTTCTTCGTAAGTTTGACGCTCAATATGTGATTGACTCAGATTATGAAGTGATTGGTATCAATGAGCCGAGAGGAAATACAAGGCTTGATGGTCGCTTTCATTCTGTAGTGCAAACAGCGCCTGGACCACTCGTTGATTGCCCAGTGATTGATAGTATGGAAGTTCCACAAGGTATTGCTGGTGCTTCAGCATATGTCATTAAACCAGAAGGAGCAGATCAAATCATTGGTGCTGCTTATGATCATGGAATGTGGCCCAATGATGCATTGATATGTCAACAACTCTTTCCATTTCTTGGTGTTACTAAGACATACTACACAGATACGCAAAGATTGAAATCAACAACATTTACTAATGCATGAATGAGCGATAACGCTATTATACTACGTTTGCAAAAATAGTCAAGTCTTTTTTTGTATAAATAATCAACATATCATAGACCAGTCAAGTCTAAGGAAAACCTGGAGAGAAAATATGGAAGATGAGAAGAAGTCCAAAAAGGACAAGAAGAAGAATGATGCTGTCGTAAAGAATACGATTGAAATCAATCCCAAGCTAGAAGAAGATGTATCGCCAACAGCGGTATTCTCGTTTGGAAGGATGAATCCTCCCACGATTGGTCACGAAAAACTCGTTGCCAAAATCAATGCAGTCGCAAAACAGAACAATGCGATGCCACATCTCTATCTCTCACAATCATACGATTCAAATAAGAATCCATTGCCATATGCTACTAAGATTGCTCTCGCAAAGAAAGCATTTGGTAATATGGTTATGAAGTCTCGCTCAAAGACGCTTATGCAGGTTGCTAAAGAGCTAGAAGACATGGGTCATACAAAACTGATTATGGTTGCAGGTTCAGACAGAGTTGAAGAGTTTAAAACCCTACTCAACAAATACAACGGTAAAGACTACACGTTCGACTCTATTGAAGTCGTCTCTGCTGGCGAGCGTGATCCAGATGCTGAAGGTGTTGCTGGTATGTCTGCATCTAAGATGCGAGCCGCTGCTGCTGCTGGTGATGAGAAAGCATTCAAGTCTGGTCTTCCTAAGAAGCTACAGAGTTCTGCAAGTAAGGTGTACCAAGCGGTCAGAGATGGTATGAAGATTGCTGAAGAGATGGAACAAGAGCTTGGCGAAGACTTGATGTTCGAAGCTGTTCTCAGTGTCGCTGCTCGTAGAAAGAGAGCGATGGCCTTTAAGAAAGCTAAATCTAAGATTATGCGTGGTCGTAAGATTGCTGCAAAGAAGATGGCGTCACCTGAGAAGTTGAAACTTCGTTCTCGTAAAAAAGCAATTGAGGTTATCAGAAAGAAAGTTGCTGGCGCTAAAGGCACAGATTATAAAAATCTTTCTCCATCAGAAAAAATGTCTATTGACAAGAAGGTTGAAAAGAAGAAGGGTCTGATTGCGAAGATTGCTAAAAAGCAATTTCAAAAAGTGAAGCAAGCTGAAAAAGAAAGACTTGCAAAGGTCAGAAGTGGACCAGCTAAAGAAAGTGTGAACGAAGCAGTTGCACCTGAAGTCAAAAAGGGTGACACTATCACAGTTAGTAAAAGCGAACGCCAATACAAGATGGGCGGCATTGTAGACCCAAAGACAAAAGTGCCATCTGAAAGCGATAAGATGGTCGTTCAGAAAATCACAAAGTCATCAAAGGGTCGTAAAGCACATCTCACATATCAAGACTCTAAGAAGAGAGGTGGCTATGCTATCTATCTTGATGATATGCCAGACTTCATGTCTGTAACAGTAGAAAGCGTCAACGAAGAGTTTGAAAATCTTTTTGAAAGAGAAGACAAAGATATTGGTGATAGAGAGGGTTCTCAACCAGCTAAGTATCACAGCGGTCTTGCTAAGTCTACAAAGCAGAAGCGTGATGCTCAGTTTAGAAAAGCTGCTGAGAAAGATAGTGATGACCCATCTGCTTATCCAGATAAACACGCTGGCGACTCTGATGCTAAGACGAAGACTTCAAAGCATACAAAGCGCTATCATCAAATGTTTGGTAAAGAGAACACAGTCAAGCATGACCAGCGTTTCAAGCGTTATAGGGTCAACATGGTAAAACCAGTTGAACTTGATGAGAAGGGTTTCATCGAAGAAGTTGACTATATGCTCAATGATGTTTTGAACGAGATGTTCGAAGAAGTGATTGTAGAAAAATCTCTTGAGGGATTAAAAAAAAAGTCTGAGAAGTCTGGTATTCCCTATGGTATTCTCAAGAAGGTCTATGATAGAGGTATGGCTGCTTGGAGAACTGGTCATCGCCCTGGCGCTGGTCAAGAGCAATGGGCATATGCTCGTGTAAACTCTTTCATAACAAAAGGAAAGGGTACATGGGGTAAAGCTGATGCTGACCTAGCCGCTAAAGTTCGTGGTGAAGAAGTTGACCTTGGTGAAGGTGCTGTAGATACTGCAAGAGCAGCAATCAAAAGAGAAAAAGAAGCTGATAAAAAGAAACACGATGCTATAATGGATCGTGCTAGATTAGCAGATACAAAAGCAACAAACAGAAAAGAAGAAGTTGATATTGATGAAGGTGTGAATGACCCAGGCATCTTCAAAGCTGTATTTCTTGCTGGTGGTCCGGGGTCAGGCAAATCATTTGTTGTTGGTAAAACAGCATTGACTGCTTTAGGATTGAAGCTAATTAATTCTGATGATGCGTTTGAAGCACAACTGAAGAAGGTTGGGTTGAAACCAACACCTGAAGATATCTTCTCACCTAAAGGTCAAGAGGTTCGTGCCCGTGCGGTAGCACTTACAGGTATGAAACAAAAACTCGCCTTAAATGGTCGTTTAGGGCTTGTCATTGATGGCACGGGTAAAGATTATACTAAGATTAAAAGACAGGCTGACGAACTTACAGAACTTGGTTATGATATTGCAATGATATTTGTCAACACAGACCTTAAAACTGCACAGGCTCGTAACAAAAAACGTGAACGCACATTACCCGAAGATCAAGTTGAGAAGATGTGGGATGCTGTTCAGCGCAACATTGGTAGATTCCAAAAAAAGTTTAAGCAAGACTTCATCGTAATTGATAATTCAGAAGGCGTGAGAGATTTTGATGCTGCTACAATGTCTGCATATAAAAGAATGTCAGCGTGGGTGAAGAAAACTCCCAAGAGGTCAGCAGCGAAACAATGGATTCGTGCTGCACAAGCAGAAAAACAGCGTGGTATGAAAGAAGCAAATAGTTGGAGAACAGATGGTCATTATCTAGAGAATGGTGAAGAATGGGATGGCGACCAACATGCTTATGAAGGAGAAGTTTATACTGGTGCAGAACATGGTCCAGATAGCAAACGCCTCTATCATTATAAAGAACTATCCCCAAGCATTCGTGCAAAGATTGATGCTGCATTAAAAGAAGATAATCGTGAGAACATACAAGTAGGTGATTTTGAAACAAAGCATTTTGATATGTGTCCAAGTGCTGTTGCTCTATATAAGAAGCTAGAGCCTACTGACGAAGTTGTTAAATCTGCCAAACTACACGATACTCTTTTTGGCATTGAAAAGGAAGTCATTGAAACAGAAACAGCTACACAAGATGATTTGGATACCGCAAAAAAGATTGCTGCTCAGATCATGTCAATGGCTAAGACAATGGATAAAGAAGAAGAGCATAACTATATACAGAGTCATATAGATAAGATTGCCGAATATGTGAAAGACGTTAAAGAAGAGAAAGAAGAAGTTGATCATGATAAGTGTGGAACACCAGATTGTTGCGGGCAATGTGATACCGCAACAGATGATGTGAATGAAGCGTTTAATGCTATGATTAGCGATACGATGTTTCAAGAACAACAAGTAAAGGCTGGATTTAAATCTTCAGATGATGTAGACGAATCTAGAATAGGCTTTATGTTAAATAAAGACAAATACAAACAAGCTGCCAAACTCGTAAAAAAAGAAAAAGAGAAAGATAAAACTGGAAGACATTCTAATTCTTATTGGGCAGCAGAAGTCATTCGCATGAATAATCTCAAACTAGACCCTAGACTACTCGCTAAATTGGTCGATGAAGAATATGGTGCAGGCGAAGAAGGTACAGATGAGTTGAACGCTAAGTATAAAAAGGACACACCCGGTCAATGATAAAGTTTGGGCAACATGCGGATGTAGAGAAAGCCATGTGGTTTATGGAAGCAAACGATATTTCACTTATAGATAATGTGTATCGTCCACTTTCAGAAAGCTACTTTCAATTCTTTCGTGAAGCAAGACAATACTATAAAGATGGTGCATTAAATGTATCTTCACTTGATGCTCAAATTCTAGAAACTGACCTCGGTGAGATGGCAGACTATCAAGGAGAAGAAGTTCCTCTTGATTGCCCCCTTGTCGAAGAAGCTGAACCAGAACTCAACAAGCCAAAACGTGGTGGTCCAAAGAAGTTCTATGTGTATGTGAAAGACCCGTCTACAGGTAATGTAAAGAAAGTTACTTGGGGTGACACAACGGGTCTTAAAGCTAAGATCAATGATGTTGCTGCTAGAAAGTCATTCGCTGCAAGACATAAATGTGATACGAGAAACGATAAAACAAAGCCATCTTATTGGGCGTGTCGTCTACCACGATATGCTAAGATGCTTGGTATGCAAGTAGATAATCCTAGTTCTTGGTGGTAAAATATGAAGCCGTATGTAGATTATGAAAAAGAAGGTGGTGTTTGGATTCGTGAGTTCGACGATGATACGACTGAACTCGAATGGCACCGTGATGAGACAGATAGACTTGTAGAAGTTATTGAAGGTGATGGTTGGATGTTTCAATACGACAACGACTTACCATTTAGTATAAATAGTTCAAATACAATATTCATACCTAAAGAAACGTTTCATCGTCTTCATAAAGGTAAGAACAAGTTAAAAATTAAGATAAAGGAATATTCAGATGGCTAAAGATATTGATTCGGGGAATGTTGAAAAGGCTTTGAAACATGATTGTGCAAGTCACGTTGTTCATGAGGAGTGGGGTGCTGGAAGATGTATTCCTGAAATGCACACCATCGTAGAACAGGAAGACGGCACAGGTTTTGTAACTCATTATGATATCATGTTCGAACATGGTATTGAAAACAATGTAGCAGTTGAATCTGTTAAAGTGACAAAATCAGAAGCACATCTTCATTCGAGTAAGAAAAAGAAGATGGATGAAAAATTTGCAAAAGTCACTAAGAAGACTGATGACGGTGATGGTATGGACCCTGTTGGAAAAGACGATGCCGACATCGACAACGATGGTGACGTAGACGATTCTGATAAGTATCTTAAAATGCGCCGTAAGGCAATCGGTAAGGCTATCGCTAAAAAAGAAGCTAAGTCATATGGCGTCGTCAGTCGATCAATGACGCCAATGAGAGATAGGTTTGGCAAATCTGATAGCGAAAAAGAAGCTGAAGCGAAGAAGAAAAAAGAAGCTGAAGCTAAAAAGTAATTACAAAACTCAAGAAGGAGATACGCCATGGCACTCTGGGGTACATCAGATGCTGACGAAGCAAAACCAAAGTATTTAACAGACGCACAGAAGAAGCAGGTCTATGCTACATCCGCTGGTTGGGTTGCAGAGCCTGGTCTTTCTGGTAACGGCAATGCAAGCGCCCAACCAGAAGTTCTAGTTGCCATCGGCGGTCAAGCTGTTGGTATTGGTGCTGCTGATATCACTGAAATCGAATTCATCACAACTGCAATCGCAGCAGATACCGCTGCTCCTCTATCAGTTCGTGTTCGCTTCAACGAAGAAGTTGATGTTAATACCACTGGTGGTACACCACAGCTAACTGTAACGAATGATAGCGCTGGTACAAGCACCAGTGTTAATATCGTTCTGCCATATGCTTCTGGTACAGGTACAAACGAACTTGTATTTACGCATACATGGTCATCAGGCGAACTACTTGCAACAGACGTTGTATCTATCGGCACCAATGCTCTTGCTCTAAATAGTGGTACTATCAAGGATGCTGGTACTTCTACTAACTCCACTATCACTAACTCAAGTGCTATTGGAACAGCAGCAGGTACAATTACTGTATCATAATTATTTGTAACACTGTGGATTTATCATGGAACTAACTGAAGAAACGTTTTTACTATACGCAGCGAAGTACTATGAGAATCCGCAGTGTTCAAGTTATGAAGAGTTCGAGGACGATCTGAAACGTATACAGTATCTCAAGCGACTCTTCAATCGTTATGAAAGTTCAGGTGAATTAAAGGAACGGCTAATACTCAACCATATTATAGTCCTCTACAACTGTTTTGGTTTAGCAGCGACAAATATCTTATTTTTAAAACTAGAAGAACATACAAAAGTTCTAAAGCCGTTTCTCCTGAAACTTAACTTTATGCCTGACTTTGTAGCATACAACAAAAAACGTGTGCTAAGTACTGACATAGCGATGGATGCAAATGTAATAGAGAAGATTAGGAACATCTAATGATTGTCGATTTATTTCTCGTATACAACATGGTTAAAAGACTTGCCACTCCTTTCAATGAGTGGGAAGCGTACAAACGTGGAATAATCGATGAGCGTGGCAATCTCCTAAAGAGCAGAAAAGACTTACGCACAATTAAAGAACGAGATGCGTTTGGTCTATACGATTTAATGATTCTAAAACTAAAAAGACTAGTTGAGAAGGTGCCTGGCGGTAAAACGAGATTGGGTTCATATGCTGCTGCTTTATATCTTGTCAAAGAGGGTAAACTCTATACTGAAGACACTTCTGATAAGATTCTTGAAGAAGGATTCATGAAGCATTATACGACGCTCTCAGAGGATGATATCAATCTTCGTTTTGAAGAGATTGCTAATGCTGCTGGCAGTGGCAATGTTGCTGGTCTGCCGCCTGATGATCCAGTGGTATCTAAGAAGTCACAGAAGAAGCTATTGAAGCGGAAAGAACTTCAAGGAGTTAAATAATGCCTATTTTCATTTTAATTTTTGTTCTTATGGGTGTTCTGGGTGGTGTTGGCTATGGTGGGTTCATGTATTATGAGGACACACAAGAGCGTCTGGCCATCTATGCTGAGAATCAAGCGAAGCTAGAGCAGGCTGTTGAAACATCTCAAGCGACGATCAAACAGATGAATGCTGACATTCAACAGCAACAAGCACTGAACAAAGAACTTCAAAGTAATCTCACAAAAGCAACTGAGCAGCAAGACAAGCTGCGAAAGGTTCTATCGAAGCGTGACCTATCGAAAGATGCGCTAAAAGACCCGAAGAATCTTGAAGAGAGGATGACAAATGCAACTACAAAAGTTTGGGCTCGTATTGAGTCTCTTAGCGGTAACGATGCTCGCCAGCGGATGCTCGACCGGGAGAAAGCCGCTGCCAGCAAAGATAGTAACGCAGACGGAGTACCAGTCAAAGCAGATTCAGGAAGCGGCCCCGCCAAAACCAATTGAACTGTATGACGTTGATATTCGAGTTGTAAGTGAAAAGAACATTGATGAATTTTTGGAAGAGTTCAGAAATGAAAACGGTCAACTCGCTATTGTTGCATTTTCTATTCGTGGATATCAAAACTTAGCACTAAACGTATCCGAGTTGGAACGATACATTCGCCAACAAAAGGAAGTTATCCTCTATTACGAGAAAGCGATTAAACCAGCAGATGACGAATCAGAATCAGAATCAACTAAGCAAACTTCAAAGTGAGGTGAGTAGTATCAAAACTACAGTTGAAACCAATAGACTTCTAGTTGATAGACTAGATAGAGCGATTGAAAAAATGGCTGAAGTTTCGAGTCATATTTCAAAGCTGTTGGCTGTGCATGAAACTCGTATTGAAAATCAAGATGAAAGCATCAGCATCACCCACAAACGAATTTCAGAATTGCGTGATGATCTCAATCACACGATGGAGCGCAACTACGACTCTATCGTAGCAGAGTTTAAAGTTGTCAAAACAATGTTCGAAAAGCACGAGAAACGTATCATCATGCTTGAAAAGTGGAAGTATGGCGTAATCGCCTCTGCCGCTGCTATTGGATTTTTAATGTCCAAGGTTGACATTTCTGCCATGTTTTAGGTTGACATTCCCTACATATGCTGTATAATAGCTTTATTGCTGTTGATGTAAGGAAGAGTTAATTGAATCCTATTGATATGAAGTTCGCTAATCTCTTGTCAAATAGACTAGAGAGATTCAGTGTAAAGTCTATGCACCCATACAGGGTCAACTGTCGTTGTCCTATCTGCGGTGATTCCCAAAAATCGAAGACGAAGGCTCGTGGGTGGATACTCGAAAAGAGTCATGAATTGACTGTGTTCTATTGTCATAATTGCAATGCGAGTCATAATCTTCGATACTTTCTCAAAGTAGTTGATCCTATGCTATACAACGATTATGTTGCAGAGCATGGTCTTGAGAAGCTATCGACTAAGAAGAAAGAGCCTAAAGCGCTAAACTTTAAAACACCTAAGTTTCGTAAGAAAGGTTCGCCTCTTCTAAAACTCAAAAAGATTTCTCAACTGATGCCTAATCACAAGGCAAGAGTGTATGTTGAGTCTCGCAAAATCCCCACAAACAAGCATTATAAATTATACTACGCTTCAAAGTTTGTTGAGTACGTCAACTCTCTAGTACCAGGCAAACTAGAGATGAGAGAACACTCTCGACTTGTACTACCATTTATAGATGCTAGAGGAGAGGTGTTTGGATTTCAAGGTCGAGCGTTCGATAAAGACCAGCTTAGATATATAACTATTATGCTGGATGAATCTAAAGAAAAGGTATACGGGCTACAAGATTTAGACTATAATAGCAAGTATACAGTCGTTGAAGGACCAATTGATAGTCTGTTTCTAGATAACTCTATTGCGATGGCTGGTGCATCTTTTAACACGCTACTGAAGCCTGAAAATGCTACTATCGTGTTTGATAATGAGCCAAGAAACAAGCAGATTGTTGAGAAGATGGAGAGGTGTGTACAACAGAAATATAGAGTATGTATGTGGCCTGACACTCCAGGCAAAGATATAAATGAAATGATAATCAACGGGATGAAATCTGCCGACATTCAACTTATTATAGATAGTAATTCATATAGAGGATTAGAAGCTGAGATGAGACTCGTCACATGGAAAAAGATATAAGGGAATAAGAAATGGAACATATGGGTATCACTGTTAGCCCGAATAAAGACCAGTTGTTCGATGATTTGGGAATTCGTCGTCTCAAAGAATCGTATATGAAAGAGGATGAACTAAGTCCACAAGAACGATTTGCTTTTGTTTCTAAAACATTTGGTTCTAATATTGAACACGCTCAAAGGCTATATGAATACTCATCAAATCATTGGCTAAGTTATTCTACACCTATTCTATCATACGGTAAATCGTCGAAAGGATTGCCTATATCATGCTACTTGAATTGGATTCCAGATACTGCGGAGGGGTTAGTTGATACGCTTTCTGAAACTAACTGGCTTAGTATGCTTGGCGGTGGTGTGGGTGTTGGGTTTGGCATTCGTTCTGCTGGTGATAAGTCTACGGGTGTCCTCCCACATCTAAAGATGTATGACGCTTCTTCTCTTGCATATCGTCAAGGTAAGACTCGTCGTGGTTCTTATGCTGCTTATCTTGATATCGACCATCCAGATATTCTTCTATTCCTTGAGATGAGAAAGCCAACTGGAGACCAAAACTTCCGTTGTCTCAATCTTCATCATGGTATTAACATCTCAGACAAGTTTATGAATCTTGTAGAGAAGTCTATGCTTGATCCTAATGCAGATGATAGCTGGGAACTCAAAGAACCAAATAGTGATGAGGTTAAAGAAATTGTGCCTGCTCGTGAGTTGTGGCAACGTATTCTTGAAATGCGTATGCAGACCGGTGAGCCATACATTCACTATATTGACACTACAAATAGAGCGCTTCCATCTTGGCTCAAAGACAAGGGTTTGAAGGTTAGACAATCCAATCTCTGCTCTGAGATTACACTACCTACAGACAACGACCGCACTGCTGTTTGTTGCTTGTCTTCGTTGAACCTAGAACACTTTGATGAGTGGTCACAGAACGATATGTTTCTTCAAGACGTTCTAGAGATGCTTGATAATGTACTGCAAAAGTTTATTGATGATGCACCCGACTTTGTTTCAAGAGCTAAATATTCTGCTATGCGAGAACGTTCAGTTGGTGTAGGCGCTCTTGGATTTCACGCTTTTCTACAGAAGAATAGTCTACCATTTGAATCTGCTATGGCAAAGTCTTACAATATGCGTATCTTCAAGCACATTAGAGAAGGGTTAGACGTAGCGAATATAAAACTTGGTACTAGTAGAGGAGAAGCACCTGATGCTAAGGGCACTGGTCGTCGTTGCAGTCATGTTATGGCTGTTGCTCCTAATGCATCTTCTTCCATCATTATGGGCAATACATCTCCTTCTGTCGAGCCTTGGAGAGCTAATGCATACAGGCAAGACACACTAAGTGGTGCATTTCTAAATAAAAATAAGTTTCTTGACGCTTTAATCAAGAAAAAGATTGATGAAGACCCTTCGATCAACTATGATAGAGTTTGGTCATCGATAATTGCACACGAAGGTTCTGTGCAGCATGTGAAGTTTCTTTCTGATTACGAAAAAGATATATATAAGACAGCAATGGAAATTGACCAGCGATGGGTTATCGAACACGCTGCTGATAGACAGATGTTTATTGACCAAGCACAGTCTTTGAATGTATTCTTTCGACCAGATGCAAATGTGAAATACTTACACGCTGTTCATTTCTTAGCGTGGAAAAAGGGTCTGAAGACGATGTACTATTGTCGGTCTGAGAAGATTGGTAAAGCAGACAAAGTGTCTCGTCGTATTGAAAGACAAGTTATTCAAGAACTAGATATGTCTGCTATCGCTATGGGTGAAGATTGTATTGCCTGCGAAGGTTGATGATTAAAGGAGAGTTATAATGTTTATGACTGATGATACGAAAACTTCTTGGAATATGCAAAAGAATGGCTATGAACTAACCGAGAAGTTATCGTTTGAAGATAAGGCGATTAAAAAGTTTGTGCCGACGCTGAAAGAGATTGGTGTGCATCCTTATAGGTGGGTTCGTCTCACTGTACCTGAAGGGTTCATCTATAAGCCAGACAGAATGCCTATGGCGCCTGGACTAAAGATGTTGCTTGATATTGATTTTGCTAGAAAGGCATACACTACATATGACTACCTAGCATGGAAACTTCGTTGCTATAATAAGGGTTGCATCACATCAAATATTGTACCACCAAATAAAGTGTCTACTGAAGCTGAACAGGCTATCAATGAGTTGTTTTTGATTATGGTTGATTCTGAAACAGCGAAGTATCCTATCTCAACAGTTAAAAGGAAATTGGTTGGAATTATGATTAAAAATCTCAATGGGAGAGCATTGAAGCCTCGCTCTGGAGACGATGAAAGAGTTGTTGATGAAAATTAAAATAGTTACATCAGGTTGGTGTACTTATTGTGAAGCCGCAAAGAAACTTCTGAGGGATAATGGGTTAGACTATACCGAGGTTGACTTGGCTGATAGTTTTGACCTCATGGCTGAACACAATCTTCGTACAGTCCCTCAGATTTTTGTTAATGAAAAACTACTAGCAGGAGGTTATACTGGTCTCAAAGAGAGCATAAACCTCTTAAAGAAAGGAGATGGCGATGAATAAAATCGTTATTGCTGGACTGGTATTCGTAGCAGTCGTTGTTGGTGTTGTGTATATATTTGGAGCTGATATTAAAGGTTCGTTTGTAGAGAAGTCAGTACCAGCAGCTACAGTACCCGAAACCTCAACTCCAATCAAAAAATAAGGAGAACTACAATGCAATGGTTTAAAGATAGATTGTCAGAGCGTACTACACTAGACGGCACTGTAATGGTTGTCGGTGGTCTTGTACTGCTTCTATTGCCAGTAACAGTTGTTAAGATTGTCGCTGGTTGCGCTCTTGCTTATGGCGCATATACACTAATCATGAAGGGCTAAAAAACATATGCTAACCGATGAGAGGCTTTATTTTAAGCCATTTAACTATCCTAAAATGTATGATCTATGGTTAAAGCACGAGCAATCTCATTGGTTGCATGGTGAAGTACCGATGATGGAAGATATTAAAGACTGGCGTAATCGTTTATCAAGCGCCGAAAAATATTTTCTTATACAAATCTTTCGGTTCTTTACGCAATCTGATATCGACGTGGCAGGTGGTTACGTTAAAAACTACCTGCCACACTTTCCTCAACCAGAAGTCCGTATGATGCTTATGGGATTTGCTGCTCGTGAAGCAATCCATATCGCTGCGTATTCACATCTAATCGAAACTCTTGGTATGCCAGAAAGCACATACAATGAGTTTCTAGAGTATGATGCAATGCGTGAGAAGCATGAGTACTTTATGGCAAAGGTAGACAATGAAGCAGTGCTACCAGTCAAGATGGCTGCAATCTCTGCATTCACTGAAGGTCTCGCACTGTTCAGTTCATTCATTATGCTACTGAACTTTCCTCGTCATGGTAAGATGAAGGGTATGGGTCAGATTGTTACATGGTCTATCGTTGATGAAACGATGCACGCCGAAGGCATCATTGCTCTGTTTCGTTCATATCTTGAAGAGAATCCAGAAGTTTGGAATGATGACACGAAGGGTCAAATCTACTCTATCGCTGAGAAGATGGTGGAACTTGAAGATGATTTCGTTGACCTAGCGTTTCAGATGGGCGAGATGGAAAATCTCACAGCAGCAGAAGTCAAGCAGTACATTCGTTACATCGCTGACCGTCGTTTGATTTCTATGGGTATGAAAGGTATTTTCAAAATCAAGAAGAATCCTCTTCCGTGGGTAGAGGAAATGATTAACGCTCCTACTCATACAAACTTCTTCGAGAATCGTTCTACCGACTATGCTACCGCAGCACTCAGTGGCTCTTGGGAAGATGTTTGGGGACAGAGTAATGGATGATGAATATAATGTAGAGCATACTTGCGATTCGTGTGGAGCGGTATTCACTATCAAACACGAACTATATGATGACGTTCTCTATTGCCCATTCTGCGGAGATGATGCATTGATTGATGAGGAGACGATAGAATAACATGGTTTTACAATGGTGAAGAATTCTTAGATATACCTGAAGATTATATTGGATTCGTTTATATTATTACACAATTAGATACTGATAAAAAGTATGTTGGTAAGAAGCTATTTTGGTCTAAGAAGACCTTACCACCACTCAAAGGTAAGACTCGCAAAAGACGCAAGATAGTTGAATCCGATTGGCAAGACTATTTTGGTAGTTCTGAGTTGGTAAAGCGTCTTCTACTAGAGAATGGTAGAGACGCTTTTCGCCGTGATATTCTTTACCTCTGTAAGACTAAGGGAGAGATGGGTTATCTAGAAGCAAAAGAGCAGTTTGATAGAAACGTTCTGCTAGATAACTCATATCTAAATGGCATCATAAACTGCAAAATTCACCGTTCTCATGTAAAAAATTTAAAAAAGGGTTGACATTCGTTTCTAAAATGATTATATTAAATATATCAGAAACGAAAAGGAATGACGATGAGCAAATCTCAAATGACTTATGATCAACTGATGTGCGAATGTGAAAATGCCATCGACGATTTCGATAAGTCGAAATTCAGCCTGTATCGTAGGCTGATTGTTCTGAAGCCAGCAAAGAAGTATGCAGCTAAGATTGCTGAATATTATTCTCGCTTGCAGGAAGAACTACGAGAGTTGGTTGAGGATAAAACTCCTGATCTCGTTGAAGCATACGATTATCTCAAACTCCCACAACGAAAGAAGTTTCTCGCATTTGTGACCACTCTTGTCGAAGACGCTAATTCTTATGCTGCAAGCAAGAAGAAGGTGCGTGTGAAGCGCAAGGTGTCATCCGAGAAGATTGTTTCGAAACTTAAATACAAGCAATCTGATGGAGACTTCAAGCTGAATAGCATTGATCCTATCGTCATTCCTCAGAGCGAGATACTATTTGTTTTCAATACAAAGTATCGTGACTTGTTTATCTACCAAGCAAAGGAGGGCGAGAAGCTATCTGTAAAGGGTACGACCTTACAGAACTTTGATGAGGAGAAGTCCTTCAAGAAGAAAATTCGCAAACCAGAAGATGCTCTTAGTAGTGTGCTAATGTCTACTAAACTTCGTTCTATCAAAGCGTTTAGTGAAATCAAAACAAAGCCAGGTGTTGCAACAGGTCGTATCAATGGTGACTGTGTTTTACTACGAGCGATATAGGAGAGAATGATGAATCACACTGACGAAGTTAAAGAGTATAAAGGTGTAGCATATTTTAAAGACCGTAGAGATGCTGTGGCACATATGGAAAAATATGCACCGAAAGGAATGATTCGTAGCTATGGTAGGGGTTACGCTGTTCAAACTGTAATATCTGGCCCATACCTTAACAAATCTGGATCGACTTGGTTGACAAAGATGCCAGATATTACTTGAATAAGTAAAACTTAATGTGAAGGAGAGAATAAGGGATATTACTTTTAACTATGAGCGATATAGAAGAGAATAAGGGATATTACTTTTAACTATGAGCGATATAGGAGACAATAATGGATATTACTTTTACACCAGATGACCCAGAAATTGGCGAGGTGGAGTTTACGTTGGATAATGAAACCATTGCATCCAACGTCATTCTCTTTCCAAAACGAACGTCACCAGACTTCGAGCCTCCTCAGAATAGAGAACAGCTACACAAGCGAATCAAAGAGGAGCAGATTGAAGTAGCGATTGACATTGCCACTGAAGTTCTTGTGCAGACGCTAGGTTCGCTAAGAGATATGGGATTCAATATAAACAAGGATGAAAAGCTAGGCTATGACGCTGCTCTGATGGTAGAATGCACGAAAGCCTTAATCATGAGAATGCAAGGAAACCAACACCCCCTACACAATAACATTGAAGAAGTTATTCCAATGGAAGATTTTGGGACAGATCCAATCACATATTATAATGAGTTTCTATCCATTCTCGACGGTGAGGAATAATTTTTTTAAAAAAACTTCAAAAAAGTGGTTGACTTTTGTTTTGAAAACTGTTACAATATGTATATTGAATGATTGAAAAGGAAGAAAGAAAATGGCTCACGAACTTGAAATCGTAAACGGTGAAGCGCAGATGGCATATGTTGGGGATGTTCCTTGGCATGGTCTGGGTGTTGCAGTGCCTGAAGACACTTCTGCTATGGACATGATGTCCCTTGCTGGTCTCGACTGGCGTGTTGAAGAACTCGAATCTTTCGTCGAGTTCAATGGTGAGAAGATTCCGACTGGTTCAAAAGCGCTCGTGCGTGACATTGACAGTAAGGTGCTAACTCAGGTTGGTGCTAACTGGAACCCAGTGCAGAACTCTGAAGCGTTTGAGTTCTTCAATGAGTTTGTTGAAGCAGGTGATATGAAGATGCACACTGCTGGCTCTCTTAAAGATGGTCAGATTGTTTGGGCGCTCGCCAAGGTCGAGGATGACTTTGAACTCTTTAATGGAGATAAAGTCGAATCGTTCCTGCTCTTCTCTAACCCTCATCAGTATGGCAAGTCGATTGATATTCGCTTCACTCCTATCCGTGTGGTGTGTAACAATACGCTGACATACTCTCTCGGTAAGACTGCTGAGAATGCTGTAAAGTTGAACCACCGTAAAGCGTTTGATGCTGAAAGCGTCAAGGCTACTCTTGGTATCGCTCACAGCAAGATGGATCAGTATCGTGAGATGGCTCAGTATCTTGGTTCGAAGCGTTACAATGCTCCTTCTCTTGATGAGTATCTCACTGAACTGTTCGGTACTAAGACTGGTACGGAGGGCGACCTCACTCGCACGGGTGAGACTGTTCGTAGCCTGATGGAGACTCAGCCCGGTGCTGAGTATGCTGAAGGCTCTTGGTGGACTGCTTACAATGCAGTGACCTACTTCACTGATCACGTTGCTGGTCGCTCAAACGATACTCGTATGCAGTCTGCTTGGTTTGGTGCGAACCAAAAGAAGAAGATGAATGCTCTAGAGAAGGCGTTAGAATACGCTGACGCTGAGTAGAGTAATGAAAGCAAATGTCTTTATTCGTTTGAAGCCATTTGTCACTCGTGACCCGCATGGCAAAGGAGTTGAAATGACTCTTAGTCAAGCGGGTATCACTGGTGTAAATGAAATCCGTCAAGGCAAGTTTATCGAAGTTGATGTTGATATTGATGACCCAGCAATCGCTAAACAGCGGGTCAGAGAAATGTGTGATGGATTGCTTGCTCACTCTGTAATCGAAGACTACGAAATAGAAATGGAAATCTAATGCGTAAAATACTTTTCACTGTTACGTTCGCTCTTGCAGTTTCTGCTTGTGTGACAAACCAAGATAGCGGTACAGTTATCGGTGGTGTTGCTGGAGGGCTTCTCGGTAACACTATCGGCAAGGGTTCTGGTAGAGGTATTGCCACTGTGGGTGGTGCTGTTCTCGGTGCCGTTGTAGGCTCTAAAGTAGGTGAGAATATGGACCAGCCTAAGACCGTTGTCCATATGCCGCCTGCTCATCACCTTCCGCACCCTCAAGAACACGAATGCAATGACTACATAACCAATCCTGGCGCATATGATGCTTGTCAGCGTGGTATCAAGCATCGTGAACATCTAGAGCAAAAGCGCCTTGAGCGAGAAGCGTTTCGACGGGGTGCAAAAAAATAATCTTTTTTTGAAAAAACCGTTGACATTTGCTGTCAGAGTGCTTATATTATAGATATGAACAGAGCAAAGAAGGATTCGAAGATGAAGTTTGACTACACCTCTCACGACCAAATCGACCTTGGTATGCAGCAGTATATCAAAAGCGTGGCGTGTGTAGATAACATCATCGAGGTGACCCTCGAACAGATAAACGATTATCTCAACGAAATGGATTGGTGGTATGGTGATGAATAAAGCATACAAGGTATCCGTGATTGCTCTGGTGGCTGCGGTGACCTACGCTCTCGTTGCTGATAGAAGCACTGCTAGTAATCCAGATAAGCAATTTCGTATAGTATATGAAACGACTGACGCATCTGTGATTGACCAAGCACATTGTCTTGCGACTAATATCTACTTTGAAGCAAGGCACCAAGAAGACGATGAGAAAGAAGCCATCGCTAACGTGGTTATCAATCGTGCCAGAGATAAATCGTTTCCAGATACAATCTGTGGAGTTGTTTATCAAGCAGTGAGAGATTCGAATGGCAACCCACTTCGCAACAAATGCCAGTTCTCTTGGTACTGCGATGGTAAGTCAGATAGAATTAAAGATGCTGCTGCTTATGAGGAAGACTTTCTTATCGCACTAGTCGCAATGATGAATCGTGAAGAAGAAGGACCAGATAATGATAACGCATACGATAACACTAATAATTCTCTTTGGTATCATGCTCATTACGTTGAGCCATATTGGGCAGCAGCATACACATTCCAGCAGCGCATTGGTGCCCACCTCTTCTATAGTCGCTAATGTCTGAAGAAACTAACATAATCATTCTTGATAAACTTATCGCATCTCGTCTAAAAAAAGAGAAGGAGTTGAAATACTATCAAGAAGAGTTAATGGAACTACAGGAGAAGATGAAGATGCTTCAAATGGATATCGATGTAACGAATATCATCATTCGAATGATCAATGATGAAAACGTCGTCGATTTGAAAACATATTTGATTGAGAAGGGATAATAAAAATGGTTTATTCTGCGGCTGAAGAGGTCGCACACAAAGAAGAAAAATATCACCGCCTGTATATGGACATTGCATATCGTGTTGCAGAAATGTCTCACGCAAAGCGTCGTAAGGTGGGTTGTGTAATCGTCAAAGATGAACGTATCATCTCTATGGGATGGAACGGTATGCCAACTGGAATGCCTAATCTCTGTGAAGACTATGATACTCTTCGTGCTGTATCCACTACGAAAAAAGAGGTGCTACACGCAGAAGCGAATGCTTTGATGAAACTAGCAAAGTATGGTTCATCGTCAAATGGAGCAACTCTATATACTACGACTTCGCCTTGCTTTGAATGTGCGAAGCTGATTTATCAAAGTGGTATTAAAAAATTAGTGTATTCTGAATTCTATACAGATCAGCAACCACTCACTTTTCTATATACTACACCCGGTTTTAATATTATACATTTGGAGAAATAAATGGGAAAAGGCAAGAAGAGTTCTGGTACGCATTATGTGTCGAAGGGTTCAGTGGGTGTGAATAAGAGCATTACAAAGGCTGTCAGGCGTGAACGTAGTGAACTTGATAAGATGATGCAGGCGCTCAAGTCTTGGAAACGAGGCTCTCCCACACCACGCTCTATTCAAAGGTCATTTGGTGTCACAGCTACAACTGCTCATAGAGATTGGGTTAAGCGTGGCTGGGCAATGAAAGACAAGGCGCCGATTGATGCAGGGTAAGTATATATTACAATGTGATGTTGATGATACGATCCGTGATCAGTTTATGCAAATTGTGAAAGCATACAAGCGTCAATATGTAATCGTGTATAATAGAATTCCAGACGGAAGTCACATCATAACTTTTAATGATGTTGTCTTTGAAGAATTTATAGAATTTTTAGATCATGTAGAAGGAACAAGTGGAGGATATGATGGAGTATTTGGATATTCTAGAGAAGCTACACTCTAGTCGTTGTTGGGTTACCTTTAAGAAGGTCAATGGCGATATGCGAACGATGTGGTGTACTCTTCAAAAAGAGTATTTACCAGAGCAACAGGACATTGAAGAAGTTCTAGTTAAGCCAGAAGATGAACCCAAAGCAATTGCTGTATGGGATTTAGAGAAACAGGCTTGGCGTTCTTTTCGTATTGAGTCTATGGTTAGATTTGAGATTAACAGTTATTTACATCAGAGTGATTTCCATTGGTCGAAATCGTAGCAGGCAAACTCATTCGTAATGAGTTGACACAGAATGCGATGGGTGGAACTGAGATGATGGCAATTGGAATGCAAAAGCGTATTCCACAAGAGTTGCTAAAGAACTTTCAGATTATCCACTCTCGCACTCGTGAATTACGAGATGATTTAAAAAAGATTCTTGTATGTCATGATTTAGCAGGAGACCCTGAAGTCTCCCACTTGAAATATGATGGCTATAAGAAGTATGATAAGTTGGTGTTTGTCTCTCAGTGGCAGTTTCAACAATATCATGATTATCTTGGTGTGCCATACAGTCACTCTCATATTCTCAAGAATGCTATTGAACCTATTGTTGAGCATAAGAAGCCGAATGATGGTAAGATTCGTATCATCTATCATACGACGCCTCATCGTGGGCTGGGTCTACTGTATCCTATCTTTGATGCTCTATCTAAGCAGCATGATAATATCGAACTTGATGTGTATAGTTCCTTCAAGATATATGGCTGGGAGCAAAGAGATGAGCCATACAAGGCTCTATTCGATCAACTCAAGCAACATCCGAAGATTCGCTATCATGGGTCAGTATCTAACAAAGAGGTTAGAAAGGCGCTACAAAGCGCTCACATCTTCGCCTATCCGTCTATCTGGCAAGAGACTTCGTGTATTGCGTTGATTGAAGCTATGTCTGCTGGGTGTCTCTGTGTCCATCCAAACTATGCTGCTCTATCAGAGACTGCTGCTAATGAGACAATCATGTATCAGTGGGATGAGGATGTTCAAGTTCATGCTAACAGAGCATATGAGCATCTCAAAGGTATCGTTGAGTATATTGATAAGCATGGTATGCCTGATATGGCTAAACAGAAGAATAACACAAACCAAGCATTCAACTGGGGTCTCCGTGTGAATCAATGGACGCAATTTTTATCATCTTTTTAGAAAAAGAGTTGACATTTGTTTCGATATGATATATATTAAGTATAGTAACAATAAAGGATAAACAAGTGATTCTCGTTGATATGAATCAGGTTATGATATCTAACGTCATGGTTCAAATTGGCAACCATCATAATGTCGAGTTTGAAGAAAGTCTCATTCGGCATATGGTTCTCAATTCAATTCGCTCGTATCGCCGGAAGTTCGTCAAAGATTATGGAGAACTCGTTCTCTGTTTCGATGATAAGAACTACTGGCGGCGAGACATATTCCCATACTATAAAGCAAATCGCAAGAAGTCTCGTGAGACCTCTGAACTTAACTGGAATGAACTTTTTCGTATCCTAAATCTTGTGCGGGATGAACTCAAAGAAGTTTTCCCATACAAAACAGTTCAGGTTGACCGTGCTGAAGCAGACGATGCAATTGGTACAATCTGTCATAAGTTTGGTGTTGAACTGAATGCTGGCTCAACAGAAAAGATTTTGATTCTTTCTGCTGATAAAGACTTTATTCAACTACATAAGTATGCTAATGTAACACAATATGATCCTATTCGTAAGCGATGGATTCGCCATGCTAATCCCAATCAGTACATTATGGAACACATTATGAAGGGTGATGCGGGTGATGGTGTGCCTAACATGCTATCAGCAGACGATTGCTTTGTTATGGGGTCTCGGCAGAAGCCAATGACTCGAAAGCGTATTGAGCAGTTCATGGACGAAATTGAAAACGACTGCTTTTCGAATGAGTATGCTCTTCGGGGGTATCAGCGCAACAAAGCAATGATTGACTTGTCTATGGTGCCTGAGTATATTCAAGAAGAAGTGATGACTAAATACAATGAGGAGAGTGGTGATCGCTCTAAACTCTTTAACTACTTCATTGAAAAACGATTGAAGAATTTGATTGAAAACATAGGTGAATTTTAAATGCAACTATCTATTTCTGAAATCTTAGACAAAGTATCTAAGATGAAAACAAAATCTGAGAAAGTGAAATGGCTCAAGCAGAATGAAGCAAAGCCATTGAAGACAGTCCTCAAAGCAATGTACTGTCCTTCTCTCAAATGCCTCTTACCTGAAGGCGCTCCTCCATACACACCATCAGAAGCAGTAGATGACCATGGTATGCTGTATAGAAATTCGAAGCGTATACCATATTTCTATGAAGGCATTGGCACAAATGTTAAGCCAATGAAGAGAGAACAATTGTTCATACAACTGCTTGAGACTGTCAATAAGGATGATGCACTCCTTCTCATCGATATGAAAGATGGAAAGCGTGTCAAGGGACTAACTGCAAAGACTATCAACGAAGCATTTTCAAATTTAATCATAGAGGGCAAGTAGACTAAAAATGGGCAAAACTTATCGTCGAGAGAAAAACGTTTGGGACGACGACCCAACTCGATTTGAGCGCAGAGTAAAGAAAAGCAGAGGCGCTCAAAAAGCAAAAGAACACGCCTATCAAGAACGGCGTCGTCAGAAAAACAAAATTCGAGAGAATGAGGTTTATGAAGAACTCTAAATTGATACTAACTGATTGCGATGGTGTATTACTTGACTGGTCGTATCGATTCTTCCAGTTCATGGAAGAAAAGGGGTATACACTATCTGATGGCTATCAACACGTCTATGGCATCGATAAGGTATTCGATGAAGTCGTTGATAAGGCTGATGGTCGTAGACTTGTAACAGAGTTTAATGAGAGTGCTTGGATTGGGTTTCTACCCGCACTTAGAGATGCAGTGAAGTATGTAAAAAAGCTGAATGAAGAGCATGGATATATCTTCGGCGTAATTACATCACTCTCTACTAACTCATATGCTACAGCCCTTCGTGAAGAAAACTTGGTGAGAGTATTCGGAGAAAATGTCTTTGACTTCATCACTTGTATTGAAACGGGTGCTGATAAAGACGTTGAGTTGATGAAGTTTCAGGATTCAGAATGCTGGTGGATTGAAGATAAAGTAGAGAATGCAGAATGTGGATTGAAGTTTAACCTCAATCCAATTCTTATGCGACACACTCACAATCAAAGCTATATTACTTCAAATATGCGTACTGCAAGAAATTGGAAACAAATATATAACATCGTCACTGGAGAACAATAATGCCTACATATTCATTTGAGCATATTAAAACTGGTGACACTATGACAACCTTTTGTACATGGAAGGAAGCACAAGAAGTTATTAAGGATGGTAGCTATAAAATGTTAGTCTCTGCACCTGCTATTGTATCAGGTACTGGTAGTGTTGCTGGTAAGATTGATAACGGGTTCAATGACGTTTTGACAAGAGTGAAAAAAGCCAATCGGGGATCAAACATTCAAACAAAATAGGACAATCCATGCTCACAAGTCCAGAACGCTTAACAAAAAGACAAAAAAGAAAATTGCGCCAAGATAAAGTCTTGGACAAATCTGGAAACCTGAACGTAGGAGAGAAGTTTAAACTCAACTCAATCAAACCAATAACAATAGCACAAGAAGACGCTTTTCATTCTTGGCACAACGATTATCATCTAATGCTTCATGGTATTGCTGGTACAGGAAAGACATTCATTGGTTTGTATCTAGCACTGAAGTCTGTGCTTGAAGACAAATCTTTTAATAAAGTATTCATCATCAGATCAGTAGTACCAACAAGAGATATGGGTTTCTTACCCGGCAATCAGAAAGAGAAGATGAAGGTGTATGAAGCACCTTATCAGGACATTGCTAGAAAGCTATTCAACCGTGGTGACGCTTACGAGATACTAAAGACAAAGAACATCGTAGAGTTTATGTCAACCTCGTTTGTTCGTGGTATTACATTAGATGATTGTGTTATTATTGTAGACGAAGTTCAAAATATGAATGCGATGGAGTTGCATTCTGTGATGACAAGAGTTGGTGAAAACTGTAAGATTATATTTTGTGGAGACGTTCGTCAAGATGACTTGACAAGCGAACGAAAAAAAGAATTGAGCGGACTAAGAGAGTTTTTACGCATTATAGATAGTATGGAAGAATTTGATTTTATCGAATTTACTGCTGAAGATATTGTTCGCTCAGACCTTGTAAAGTCCTATATTATAGCGAGGTCCAAACTGGGACTAGATTGATGAAACACTTTAATCATGTGGAGGCTCCAACTCTAACGGAGCTAATTGCTGAAACGACGGGTAGCGGTAGGGTGTACAATACGCCTGAAGGAAATCGCTACCCGTCAGTTACGACTATACTATCAGAACTAAGCAAAGCAGGTATTGCTGCTTGGCGAAAACGTGTTGGCGCAGAAGAAGCTAATCGTATTTCTACACAGGCTAGCACAAGAGGTACAAAGATCCACCAAATCTGTGAAGACTATCTCAACAATAAGCCTGATTATCTTGATGGTCAGATGCCAGCAAACGTCTTTACGTTCAAACAAATCCAACCTATCCTAGATCAGTATGTGGATAACATCCAATATCTAGAAGCGCCTTTGTATTCTGACTTTCTGAAAACAGCGGGTAGGGTAGATTGTATCGCAGAGTTCGACGGGAAACTCTCCATTATTGATTTCAAAACATCTCGTAAACCCAAAAAGAAAGAATGGATTTCTAACTACTTTATGCAAGCATCTTGCTATGCTGTGATGTATGAGGAACGAACTGAAATCCCAGTCAGTCGCACCGTAGTGATTGTTGCGGTCGATGGCTCTGAACCACAAGTGTTTGTTGAAAACAGAGACAACTTCATTGAAGAGTTTGTGGATGCCAGAGTCTCATACAAGGAGAAGTATAATGTTTAAATTACTATCTGCAATTACTATCGCTGCTGTTATTATGATTTCAACTCCCGCAAAATCGGCTATATTTACTATGCCAGTCAGTCTGATTTGTGATGATGCAAAAGAGATTACAGAGTATGTTAATAAGGAAGGTTATGTCTTGGTTGCAAGTGGGCTGACAAAAACCGCTAAAGGCGATATATTCGTAGGTGTATACGCTCATAAGGAAGATTTGATTGTTCTTGGTGTTGATCCTGAAGGATATGCTTGCTTCATCGTTGAAATTAATGAAGCACTAGAGTGGGAGTTTGATATGAAAAAGAATCTCCCTGAACCAACAGATAAGAGCCCAAAAATTCCCTCATAAAAAGGTTGACTTTATATCCCTTCTCGTATAGTATATAAAAATACTAATGAGGAGAGACAGAGATGACGATGCATATGCTACCTGTTTACTTTAGTACAACGAGTACGAAGAAGCGTAAACAGAAGAAGTCAAAGAAGCAGCAACAAACAGATGCTGCTCATGCAAAGTTTCTCAAGAAGATGGGATATAAAGGGCCTGTAGTTCAGCGGTCAGAACCCGCCGCTCATAACGGCGTTGTCGCAGGTTCGAATCCTGCCGGGCCCACCAAACGGAGCGTAGCGCAGCCTGGTAGCGCATCTGCTTTGGGAGCAGAGGGCCGCAAGTTCGAATCTTGCCGCTCCGACCAATTTTATAATAGTAGCAGTGCTAAGAAAGACGAGAAGGTCTATAGTGGCGAGCGTAAGCTACTTGGCATTGCAACGATGCACAAGAGTAATATGGTTCCAGTGTTTTCTACTGAAGATGCTGAAGCACTAGCAAAGATGAGGAGGTAAAAATGACTGATAA